GGCTGTTTTCCACCGTCCAAGGACTTCGACAAAGTTTGTACCTCACGTTGATTGACAACGCCTTTACGCCCTACAGGTCGATTCATAAGCTCGCCCAAAGACTTGTTCAGCTCTTCGTTCTCAGAACGAAGGTCTGTAATCTCTGTTTGGAAGCTCTTCATCATTTCTCCCATAGTGGAGATAGCTTTAATCAAAGTGTTTTGTTGCTTCGTAACGCCCATCATGGACTTTTCGATGCCCTCTAAAGAGAACCCGATTTCATCTGAGATAGCCGTTAAGAAGTCGGACACTTCAAAAGCTTGCTTCTGACCGTGGTCAGTAGCTAAAGACTTCGATAACTTAGATTTGCCGCCCTTTTGGTCGTCTTCCTCTTCGTCTTCTTGGTCTTCGTCCTCTTGGTCTTCCTTTTCGTCCTCATCGTCGTCTTCGGAACCAGCATAATCGTTGTCAGTGTCACCTTCTGGGTCGGTGTCATCGTCACCATCATGGTCTGGGTCTTTATCATCCTCTTCGTCGATGGACTTGCTTAGGAATTCCTCTTCGTCGGCATCAGCTTCGTCTTCGAAGTCAATCGCCTTCTGGAGTTCTTCCAAGTCTGCGTCTAACAGACTAGCCAATTTGTTTTCGGCTTCCTTGCTCATATTTTCACCCCCAAAGTTAATAACCAAAGATTTTAGTAGAGTATGTTTGCTTGCTATATACGAAGCGAACTCGTCCGCTTCTTCATAATCCAGTCCCTTCGAAAGAGCTTCTGAGAATGCAAGAATCTCAGCGTCTTCCGCGCTGGTTACGAACTCATTACGAAAGCTCTTATTGATAAGCGCCTTCTTAACGAAGCTTCGGAAATGCTCTAGCCATTCATCTTGTGGGTCTTTTTTCTTCTTGGCACCTTCGAGAGATTGCGGCATTACTTCGGCTATCGCTCCAGTATCCATGGACTTGTCCACGGGTTCCTCCGTGTCAATCCACAGCTCATGGTCTTTCGCAAAGCTCTTCGCAAGCTCTGCCCATGTGGTTGTGTTCACGGGGTTCATGGTTAAAACGACATTCCGAAGCACGGATTTTACAATCTTACCAGCCTTGTTGCGTGCTTTTACACTGCCTTCGATAGACCATCCCATCCGTCGCTTGGTATGCGACTTCTGAAGGTCGTTCATGGCTTCAATAGCCTGTGAAGTTAATCTTCGGTTGGCAAACAGCCGCCCTTTTACGAAGATACCGTTCACGGACTTCATCAAGGTTGGGTGCTCGAAGCGACCCACTTTTACCTCTAAAGGCTCGCCGATGAACTGCTCGGGATTCTTCCCATGTTCATACTTAATCCAGCCTTTTTCGAGGAAATAAGAGCAATCCATGCCTTCGGGTGTAATGGAATCATCTTCTTCATCCGTGTCATCCGAAGTCATAACGCCCTGAACGATGAAATCACCATTCTCGTCTACACTCACGGACTTCATAAGGTCGTGGTCTTCGATAGGCACGAAAACACTATAACTATCGTTTAATAGTTCTTGTCCCTTGTCCATTTGTCTCACCACCTTCCATCGGTAAATGCAAACAAGGACAGCCGTCAATACAGACACAATATGGGTAGGTTAGAGCTGGTGGAAACCTTGCCCAGAGATTATGTGTATTGAAGGCTGTCCTTGTAAATGGACTTCGTTGCCCTGTATTTTATGGTTAAGGTAGGCTCTGCCTACTATTTAAGGTACTATATGCAGTATATTCCAACGTTCCGAAGCCCGTCAACATATTTCTTCATCTTTGAACAAAATGTTGGGGCTTGTTCGACGGGGGAAGTTTGCTAACGTCTATCATGAGTGGGACACTTATTGTCGTTTTGCACGACGGGCATATGGCTGTAGCCGTGTCTCCATGAATCAGTATCATGCGACTTCGGACTTTTACGCCACCATCATTCGTTGTGTCGACTATGATACGATTGCAGTTAGGACAATTAAGCAAGTCTACTTCCCCCCTTTGATTATAACATCCATCTTCCGAAGATAGATATAAAAATATTAATCTATCTTATAGAGTTTTTTCATGTTCTCCATGTGGGTATTCGTATAGCCCACCTTCTTACATGATTGTATCAGATTTTCCCAGCAGTCGTGAACCATTTTATCACCTTCGGAATACCCCAACTTTTCTTCAGCCTGACTTCGGAAGGTCGTAAGATTATGGGCAAAATAGTTATAAGCAGAAGCGGCTTCGGCGGTGTTTTTTAGGGCACTGAAACTATCCTTATCGAACATTAGTTCTTTGTCATCCATATTATATACCCCCTATAGGTATTTTTTTAAAAAGAATTTTTTGAGAAATGCGATATTACGTACGAGTTCGTACGTAATTCTCGATGTCACAGCTATGTTGGTTTTAAAATTTGAAAAAAAGTTTTTTTATTTCAGAGGTGCAAAAAACTTTTTATAAAGTGACCCCCTATTTTTTCTTTCTGTCATCCCCAGTATTCAGTACGAACTCGTACGTAATATCGCATTTCTCGAAAATTTTTTCGAAGGGGAAGAGGTCTGACCTCTTCCTATCCTTCGAGTATCGAATCAATATACCCCCCACCTACAGCAGAACCACCAATTTCAGTGCTTTCTCTGCCGCGGCGACAGCTTTTTTTCCTTCGACGGCTTGACTTCCGCCTGTTGGCTTCTTGATGTCTGACATGTTCATGTTCTTCTTCGGCTTGGCTCCAGCACGGTTTTTCTTGCCCCTTGTGAAGGCTTTTTGACCGTATCCGAGTTCGCCTTGCGTGTCCCCGTACTTCTTGGACTTCTCTTTGTTCCGTGTAGCTTCGGTGACTTCTTTAATCGTGTTCATCTTCTTATCCTGAGCATCGAACATGAAGTCTTCCATCGTGCCCGGCATATGAAGGGATTCTACCCTTACACTGTTCGCACGTCCGACTTGCTCATGTGTTTTCGCAGAGTCTGAACGTCTTACGCGGGCAGTGAACTGTGCCATCTTCTGCGGGTTCCAGTCTTGGTCATAATGAATCATGTAATGAGCATTACCGAAGTCAACGCCTTCTTTACCCGCTGGGGACACTGTAGTCGCCCAAAGGTGCCCTTGGTTGTTGGCATAGTCTTTCTTGTTTCCGCGGAATCCTGTCTTCGTATCCTCACGGTCATCTGCGTCTCCCGTGAAGCGTCCCGCTCCGAATTTGTCTCCTACCTTGCCAGCCCATCTTTGAAGCTCTGGATGGTCATTCTGGAGCTCTCTGAGCACACCATCGACGATGTCTGTACCGAATGTGGTATAACCGCTCTTGACGACGACCTTCGGCATCAATTCGACTTTGCCTTCGGAACGGCGCTGTGCGTTTTCCTGAGCCAGTGAATCTAAGTAGCCGCTGATACGCTCCTTCAGGTACTGAGCCTTCGGATTGTTTTTGTGAAGCGGTGGAAGAAGCTTCGGTGAGCCGTCTTCGTTCTTCAGATAGCCGCCCTTCCCGTCGGACTCGTAATACAGCTTGTTTCCGTATCTATCAAGCTCATGTGGGATTGGGTCGCCCTTCTTATCAGAAGGTGCTTCGCTTTGTGCGTTGGTTTCATCGGATTCGATGGCATTTCCGCCGCCCGGTACATACATCTTGTGTGCCAGCGGTGCATTTAGGTACTTCTGAAGCTTCTGCATGGCAGTCAGGTAGTTTTGGCTTCCCTTCTTGCCTGTGTTGTCAATACCCGTCCGTACAGCTTGGCTAAGCTCTTTCAGCTTCGATTCTGGCAAGTACTTCTCCTGAAGCTGGTTATAGGTGTCATACATCTTACCGACGGTGCTGTTCTTATCGTACTTCGGTGTGAAGGTGTTGACCTTGTACTCGTTATCTGAGCCTTCGTCAACCGTCTGCTCTTTCTGGTCGAAGTCGACGACGCTGTGCTTCGTACCATAGTAGTCGGTCGTTTGATGGTCGCGGCTTCGGTTGACTAAGTTACCAACGAAGTCCTCACGCGGGTTCTCATTATCCGTAGCCGAGCCTGACAGATTTGGGAAGTGAATCTTCGAACCGTCGTTGTAGGTGACATCTTCGCCGCTTCGGAACTGAACGACGTTTGCCAGTGCATCCCCAAGCTTTTCGGCTGGTTGTCCCGGCTTGATACCGATAATCTTACCTTTACGGTCTTTCTGCATGAAGTTGTCGACGAATTCCTTCGCGTTACCCAGTTCATGACGTCCACCTGTTACGGTGTCAATCAGGCTGTGCATTTCGCGGGCATCGTTCTCCATTGGTGTACCGGACAGTCCCCAAACGTTCTTGAACTTGTCCGTGGTCTCCGATAAGGCTTTACCGCGCTGACCTGACTTGTTCTTGAAGGCGTGGATTTCATCAATGGCAATATTGTCATATACGCCGCTGTTGGCAAAGTGGTCACGGTTCTTCATAAAGGTATCATAGGATACGATATGGAAGTCGTGGTCTTCATCCGAATGGCTGTTGTTCTTCTTGAAGCTCTTGAAGTCAACGGCTTCGTGCTCCATACCATCCTGACCCCATAGCTTGCGCCCGTTTTCGGCTTTCTTATCGCTCTTGAAGCCTGAGCCGATATAGAGTGCCTTCGAATTCGTGTGGGTGCTGATTTCCTTACCCCAGTCCGACATAATCCCCTTCGGCGCTACAATCAAGGTCTTCTTCGGTGTGTGCTTCATAGCCTTCTGGGATGCTTTATAGTGCATTGCCGCCATAACACCCAGAATCGTCTTACCTGTACCCATTCCGTGCCCCGCGATACCGCGACCGCGTTCGACTAAGTGGGCAATCCCTTCGAGCTGTGTTCCATACAGACCTTGTTTAGGGTCAAGTAGGAAGGAACCTTCTTTGAACTGCTTTCTGTACTCATCCGCATGGGCTCCTGTTGCTACCGAAGGCTGATAATCCTTCTTCAGCTCTTCTACAGGTCTTGGTGTTCTGTCTTTTCTTCGGAAGTGTGGTGCCATGTAGTTCTGGGCTTGGTTGTCCATGCTTACACCACCAAGGATATCCCGAAGATGTTCGAACTTCGCCGCTGATATCTGCGCTTTTCCGTCTTTTCCAACAGCTACGCCTTCGGCTTCGACGTCCTTCCGAAGATGCTCAGGTACGTGCATTTCAAGGCTTGGCGTAAAGTTGCTGTTGAACTGCTTCAAAATCTCTTTTGCCGCCTTCGAGCGTCCCATGACCTTCTGAAGTCGTTGCATTTCCTTGTCATTGAGCTCAAGGTTCTTGTTTAGATTGCCTTCCCGGTCAACGGCTCCGTTAATCTTCGCCTTCTTCATAGCTTCGGCAAGCATCCGCTTCGTCTTGGCTACCTTGGCATTCTCCGCAAGCTCCTTGCGGTTCAAGGTTGCCTTATTATGCGGCGTTTTGAACGTCATATCTGTGTTCATACGATGAACGCCGTTATGTGCCAGCTTCACGACTGCCTGACCGCTCTTCGATAGGGTTCTGCCTTTCTCTGTAGCTGGTCGAAGCTCGTCTTTGTTGAACATGCCCACAAGGTTGCCCTTGGAGTCGACGACTTGATGGGCTCCGTCCTGTACGCTTCGGACTTTCCCCTTCTTCCAAGTGTTCCCGTCCTGATACATCACAGCGTTGCCTTCCTTGATAGGGACTTCGTTGGTTGTCGAAGCGCCGCGGTCTACCAGCTTGCCATTCTTGAACAAGGTTTTGATAGGTTCGCCTGTGTGCGCGTCAATTGCTCCACCCTTCGGAAGGTCTTTAGAATCCATGTAGCGGTATCCGTCATACTGTCCGCCCACGACTCTTGGTGCTCCTTTACCATCATAGGTAAGCTGTACATGGTGTCCCAATGCATCCCCGATGTGTACGTCTGAGCCCGGATGAGCGGTTACCCATATCTTGCGTCCGACTGCCTGTTTCAGTGCTTCGGAAAGGTCTTCCGCGCTCTGGATGGGCTTCGAGTTCTGCACGAAGCGCGCCATGATAGGGTCTTTGATGTACCCGTCTTTTCCGACTTCGATAACGTTCTGGGTTCCATCTGGCATATCTTGCGCGTAGGTTGTGCTGGTGACATCACCCGCTTTATTACGCGTCTGGTCAACCATCTGGAAGTTTTTGTGTAACATGCTGTCTTGCATGCCCAGTGAAGTGTTCTTCCGAAGCTCTTTTGCTTCGTCTTCATCCATGGCTTGCATCACCGCGTCGCCCTTCGAAGGGTCGTTTGACTCATAAATGAACTTCTCTGCCGAGTTGTTCTTCAATCCCAGTGCCTTACCAAGCTGACCCCATGAATCGTCACTGTTCTCGGTTGAGAAGTGGTCGCCTGTTTTCGGGTCGAAGGCTTCCTGTACATATGATGTGAAGTTCCCGTTCATCGGGTCGGTACGATGCCCAATCTTCACGACCATGCTCTTTCCATTCGCTTTATTCCCGATTTCGTAGTAGCCTTCAGGTACGATACGCTTGTTAGCTTCTTCACGGGCACGACCAAGCTCCTGTGCTCCGACGTTTGCTAGTGCCTTATCGACGTCTTTATGCTTTCCGAAGTCGTTCAGTACGGCTTTCATCCTCTTCTTGTTTCCAAGTGCCATGGAGTTGTGCTGTTTAGCCAGTGCATCCAGTTCGTTCTTGTACTTCGCCTGAAGGGCTTCCCCGTTCTTACCGTTGGCTTCGTCTTTCATCTTCTCGAAGAGGTCTCTTACGCCTTCTTGGTTGCCTAAGTGCTGTCCGATGTGCTGAGCCCGCTCTTCTGGGGTCATGCTATCCATCTTTTCCTTGTCTTCGGCTGACATATTGGCATCGACCAATTTGTGATGCAAGGAGTCAACGGCTGGTGCCTTATGTCCCGCTATATGGCTCTTCAGGTCTCCAAGAGAGTCTTCGAAGGCTTGCGCTCCGTGGTCGGTGACAAAGTTCTTCTTGCCGTGGTCGAATTGAAGGTTTCCTTCTTCGTCCAAGTCAAGGTCTCCCTTGCCGTCTTCGCCGCCCTTTTTGTTCCACTTAACGCCGTGCTTCTCTGCCCATTTCTGTTTAGAGCGCCCGTAGTCACCCTTCGCATGGGCTTCTTTAGCATCTTCCTCCAGCTTGTTACGGTTGCCTTCGGCTTCATCCTGTTCATGGTGGAAGTCCATCCCGTGCTCTTGGTTGGTGACTCCGTATTTCTCCGCGGCTTCGTCCCTGTGGGCTTCGTTCTTCGAATCAAAGAGGATTTCCCCCGTGTCCGCGTTGATGAGTATACGTTTGCCGCCCCAAGTAATCCAGACCCCGCCTTTTTCTTGCTGAAGACGTTCAGACCATGTCAGTTCGCCTTTTTTGTTCTTGATTCGGGAAAGCTGGTCATTGGCGGCGGCTTGATACTTTTTTCCATTAGCCTTCACATAGTCAGCCGCTTTTTGGTTGACTGCGTTGTTTCCGCCGTCCTTATGGCTGAATAGTGCCTTCTGCAAGTCTTCGAAGTCTCCGAATGCTTTCACCAGTTCTTCATCATGCGGAATATCGTGAGTGACGATACGTGCGACAACATAACCGTTATCAAGCTGTACATAAGAGCCCACGTATTCAGTTACATCAAGTGACTTCCGAAGTTCGAACATCGTCTTCGCTGATTCGATGCGCAAGAACTTCTCCTGAAGGATAGATGCGTCGAATCCCCATGCGTTTAAGCTCTTGATAAGGTTAATCTCGTACACGTTGCGAAGCATGTTCGTGAATACGAAGGACTTCAGCATGCGAAGCTGTGCCAGTGCTGGATGGTTCTCTTGAGCCGCTTTTGCCAGTGCTTTTGCTCCTTCGGAATACCATTTTGCCACCCATGAACGGGTAACAGGCTTCCCTTCCCATCCGCCTTCGGCGTTAATTTTCTCAGCGACTTCGTCCCCGGTCAGCATCGGTTGGTTACGCTTTTCCGAAGGTGCGGAGTGTGTAAGCGTCCATACTTTAATGGAAGCTGGATGCATGTTCATCGCTTTCATGGCTTCAGGAAGTGCTCCTGTAAGCTCCTTCTGGCGTTCCTTTTTCTCGTAAGCTTCTTCAGGTGATTGTGCGGTATCTCTTGCATTTTCTCCGATGGTCACATCTTTTTCGCCTTCTTTGCCCACGTTGGAGTCGGCGGAAGAGGTGCGCTGGACGTTGTCATACTGCTTTAATAGTGCCAGACGTTCCGAAGGGTCTTCTACTTTGCGCTTCGGTGCGTTCCATGCCTGGTTCTTCTCATCCCATTCAGGCTTCGGTGCAATCGGTGCTTCATTGAAGTGCTTCGAAGTCTGTGACAGGTGATTAGCCAGCTCTTCGTGTGTGGCTTCGCGTCCCAGCTTTTGCTCCAGTTCGTTCTTTCCAGCATGCATGGCGCGGATAGCTGGGCGAACTTCGTGAGGTGCGGCAATTTGGTTCAGCATGCCATACAGGTCGTTGTTAATTTTGTCCTTCATACGGTTAATCACATGCGGTGTGATATCCGAATTCACGCTCTGGGAGCCTGAAAGAACGTTCAGAAGCGTTTCATACATGCTTCCGCGTGCGGCTTGCATGATGTCGCTGTAAAGTCCTGTTTCCTGTTTGACGACTTTATCGGAAGGGGTTGCCTTATTCCCTATCATGTTATACTGCGGGTGTTTCTGCCATGCCTTCGCCTGTTTGTTTCCGATGGCGTGAGCTAGGTCGATATTACGCTTCGTAAGAACGCGGGCAATCTTCTGGATGGTTGCCATATCACGCTTTTCCTTCGGCATCTTCAGAAGACTTTGCACAGCGTTTTTGTTCCAGTCGGCTGACAGCTTTCCTTGAGCTGGCTGGTCAATGTTGTTGTCCTTCAAGTCTTGAAGCGCTTGTGTCTGGTCTTTCATGGTCGTATTGTTGCGCTCTTTATTCGCTACCTGTTGAGCCGGGGCTAACTGCGTATTCTGCTTGATTTCCCTTGTAGGCTCTTCGGATTGGTTCTTCGCGCGCTTCAATACTGGAGCGGCTAAAGCTTCCTGTTTGCGCGATACTTTTTTCTTAGCTGGTGCTTTCTTCGAAGCTGTTTTGGTCGCTTTGACTGGCTCCGCTTTATTTTTGCCCTTCGTAGGCTTAACAGGAGCCTTTTTAGCGGCTTTTTTCGCTGTGGTAGGGTCTTCGATAGGAGTCGCCTTCTTATGCGTCCCATTCGCCTTATTCTGGGCTTTAGTGGTGGCTTGTTTTTTGCCCGCCTTCTTCGCCGTTGCTTTTTTCTTTTTGGCGGCTTTGGCTTGTGCGTCCATCACTTTTTTATGGTCATTGGCGTGGATGGCGTTGTCTTTTGTGACCTTCGCCTTCTTGCCGTCTTCGGTAGTGATGTGATAATGCGAGTCTGTCACCTTATCGACTACCCCTGTTTTCCCTTGCTTCGTTACAACACGGCTTCCACCCTTGATAGTCGAGAACTTCCCGAACGTATCGCGTGGGTGAAGGTCTTCCCGCCACGACTTCATTAAGTCGATATATAGGAATGGTCTTGTCGTCATAGGTCTACCCCCTTCGTTATACGGAATAAGGGAACTTCCTTCGGAAGCTCCCTTAACTCTGCTTCGTATTCCATTTTAGCAAACATTGCCGCCGCTTGTCTCTATCGATTTACGGTTGTTCCAGCTCTTTTGGAATCGGAATCACGACACTGCCCTTAAAAGGCACTTGGTACGGGATGGCGATTTCTCCCGTTTCGTCTTCGAATCCTTCTATCTTCGGAACGGCAAGCACATAAGCTTGCGGCTCCTTATACAGGTCATAGTTGCTTCGGGCATATCCAGCGGCTTGACTGTACAGGTTGGTGAAGCATGTCTTCACGTCCTTGTCTTCGTCGTTCCCCTTTCCCTTTGTCTGGATGTAGCCGTGTTTTATAATGAAGTCGAATTCTTTCTGCCCAATGCCACGGAACATGAAGCTTTCGTCGAAGCGGAACGGTGCGGATTCAGGCGCTACCGGGTCGGTGATAATGGACTTATTCACCCAGAAATGGTCTTGCACCTTGTATCCGTGCTTCTTCAGGATAGCCCGGAAGTCCATTTCCTCCCCATAGTCGCGGTCGAAGTGCTCGATTGTCTCTTCGTAAGCCCCATCGATGCTTTCCCCGTCCTTCAGCTTATCCTTGAAGTAGCTGAGCATGTTGTCCCAGCTTGCATCTAAGCTCTTCCATATCTCCCTGTAAGCTTCTTCGGCACGTTGTCGCTCCAGCTCATTGCCGCCCTTTACGATGCAAGGAACATGCTCATGCCCGCACAGCTTAGCGGCTTCGATGCGGTGATGCCCATCGTGTACGTCGTAGTCGAAGCCAATGCTCACAGGGTCAAGGTTATCCCCCGCTTCCATGCGTGCCTGATTCTCCTTCACTTTATCCCAGTTGGTCGCTTCCTCTGTCTGGTAAACGGTTCGAAGGCGGTTAATGGGAATGTAGATGACCTCTTCAGGGTTCTCTACGTTGTAGGCGGAGCGTTTCGTATATCCTAAGCTCTTCCGAAGCTCTTCGGTCATATCTCCGCTTCCGCTTGCCAGTATATCCAGCATGAGCGCTTTCTTCAGGGCTTTTTCCTTCCCGATATACTTCATCAGGCTATCCATGGCTTTGAACATGTGCTGTCGCTCTTTCCCTAATGGGAACGGTGCTCCATCTGCTTTCACGTTGCCCTCACGGGTTCCGTGTACCAGATAGTTGTTGTAGCGCTTCTCTTTGTCGAGTTTATCCTGAACGTAGCTCTCGAAGACACGGGCAAACATTTCTTCTGGTGCACTGTAGTAATGGACGCCGTTTTGCATCTTGTTCGGCTGGGTTTCTTCCATGCGGGTCAGATATTCGCTTTTCCCTGTTGGGATTTCGATATGCCCCTTGTAATGGTCTCCGCCGTATTTGCCACCGTTCTGCTTTCTTCTCAGCTCATGTGCCAGATAGTGCCCGATGTCAGTCAGCTCACGCTTCCTCTTCTGCTCGTATTGCTTCACGGCTTTTGCTCGGTCAGATGGTGTGCGAAGCGTACTGGATGCCGCATTTGACACATATCGGTCATACTGTTCATTTATCTTCGAAGCCCAGTGATTGTAGACATCGAGCGGTTCCATCCCGTTTTCTACCTGTCTGCGCATCTCTGGGTAATAGCGTGATAGACTCTTGGCTTCTGAATCCAAGATGAGCTGGACTTTCCCACCCTTTTCTCCCGGTGCTGGCTTCGTGATGGCTTCCATCAGGTTGTCATAGAGCGCCTTTAGTTTCGGGTCATGATTGCCCATCTGTTGTTGAGAACCGAAGCTGAGCGATTCTCTCCCACCTTCGGAATACTGGTGAAGGATATTGTCCATGGCGTGCCCCCATTCGTGAGCAAGGGAGCCCGCGCCGCCGTACTTGGTCATATTGATGACTTTTCGGTCTGGCTCATAGTGGGCAAGGGCTGTTCCTTTTCCGCGTGCTCCGAAGGCTAGTGCCAAGCGTCCGTTTAAGGAAATGTCCTTCGGGTCAACCCCAATCACATCGGCAAGGTCATGTAAGGCTTCGGCGCTTCGCTGTAAGTGATACTTCCCGCTGGCATCGTTTACCCAGTTCCCGAACTCTACGCCGCGGATGCCGAAGGTCTTCATGAGCTCTTCCGGCTTATCCATTTTGACCTTCTT